ATAAAAAACCTGATGATAAAAGTGGAGATTATCCAGTTGGTAGTCTACGATATAGGTTGCAAAAAAATAATCCAAAAGATGCTGTTAAATATGATAACCAATTAAAAGCAACCATCAAAGATATAGCAGATTTAACCGATAATAACGACCACAATGGTGCAGTGATGGCATTAGCAAAAATGATGGGAGATAAATCATCTACTGCTGAAATGCAAAAAATTCAAAAATATCACAATTCAAAAGGCCACATGCCACAATCTTTAACTAAATATAGAAGTTCAATTTTGAATAACTTATTAGCACAGGCTAAAAAGAAATATGGTGATAAATTTGCAAAGCAATTACATAATTCATTTTAATAATATAAAGATGTCAATAAATTTCCAAGAAATCCTTAAAGAATTAGAATATCGTGTAGAACATGGTATTATTGATTTAACAAAAGAGGAACAAGTTACAAAATTAACACAAATCTTAAAAGAGAATGGTGTTTCCAATGCCAATGAAATGGCACAGAAAGCAAGAGTGTATTTTTCTTATATTAACGAAGATGATGTAGTTAAGAATAGAAAGACGGGTAATGTATATGTGGTAAAAAACTTTGATTCAAAAAAGCATGACAAACCAACACCAGACGAAGTAGAAAAAGCTAAAAAAGCAAATGGTGGACAATTACCAAGTAGTGATAAACCAACTACTGGTGGAGTAAAACCAACATCTAATAAACCAACAGCACCAACTGCTGACATTGGAGTAAGTGATGCTGAAAAAAATGCAGATGCTAAAGCAGCAAAGGGTAGAAACCCACAAGAAATTAAAAAGGAAATAGATAAAATTAGCATTCAAGCCGGTCAAAGTAGAGAAATGTTTTATAAAAGGGGTTATGCTAAAGCGGAAAGTGAAGACGAATCAGGTTCGGCTCCAGGTAACGCGGGTTCAATGTTAAATGAAAATGGTTCATGTGATGTATGTGAGTGGGCAATGGAAAATGATAAAGATGATTTAGTATCAGCCGTTTCACACTTATACAATAACTTAAAGGGTGGTGCATTATTGGAAGCAACCGATAAAACAGGTATTGCAGGACAAGAAAAATCAGTACCAAGTGTAAATGCTAAACAATTAAGAGATTTTAGAGCAGCAGGTAAAGGTAAGTTTGATAAATTATCCGATGGTCAATTATCTAGACTAATGATGGCCGCAAATGGTGGTTTAATTAAAGCTAAAAAAATTAGAGAAGGAATTAAAGCAAATGGTTGGAAAGAAGAAGATTGCACGGTTAATGGTTTCTTTGGAGATGCGGGTGGTAAAGGACAACAAATGGATATGGTTAGACAATCCAATAGAATATTTGGACCAGACGGAACCGAAATACCAAAAGAGATTGCATTAAAATTAGTTGCAGCAGGTGGTGGTGGAGCAAACCCATCCGATACATCTCAATTTGTATATAATTCAAAGACCGGTGATTTAATGATTAAATTCACATCGGATAAAGATTCATTTGATGCAATCGTTGCACAATCATCATTCCAAAAAGAAGGTCAAAATAAAAAAGCTGAAATAGATAAATTAGTTAAGGAAGGTAGAATGAAACCAGGTGATGGTGAAAGCTTAAAAAAAGTAATAGATACACAAACTGCAAATTTAAATAAAATTGAAAATGAATTAAAAAGTGTAGTTGCTGAACCGGCTAAAGCTTTATCTAAAAAAAATCCAAAAGAACTTTCAAAAGTTGCAATGGGATTAATTACATCAAATAGTGGTAAAGCAAGAATGGCAGCAATAGAAAAAAAATATGGTAAACTACCTGCAGGTATGGCAAACTTAATGAAAGTTGCACAAAGTGACCCAGAATCGTTATCAAGTGGCGATAGAAGAGTTGTAGATGATTTAAAAAATCATTATGGTTTGGATTATTTGGTTGCAGAGAAAATTGATAATATAAGAAAACGTTCAGTTGCAGTTGAAAGAAAGTTATTGAACGCAATGGATAAAGTTCCAGTTAAACTTTCAGATGGTTCAACCGTAGGATTGGGAACATATTTAGATGCTCAAAACTTTATAGAAAAATTCCATATGGGTGGTGCACTTGGTGATAAACATGGAGTATTCGCATATAAGGGGTTATTTGAAGTTGTGTGTGGTGTTGGTGTTATTAATGATGATGTTATATCAAGTTGTATGAATACAAACAATCCCAATGATTTTATTAAAAAGTTTGGTTCTACGGCAGAACAATTCCAGTTATCAAAAGAAAATCAAATCACAGGTTCAGTTAGAATTGCATATTTCTTAAATGACAAAGGTCAAAAAATTAGAATAGGTGAAAAAAGACAAAGAAGTAAAACAGGTGCAACGGGTAGATTCAATACTGTTTATAAGTGGGATAAGGATACGATAGATTGTTTCAAAAGAAAAAATGGAGTAGCATAAAATGAATACACAACTACTTTGCCTTTTTACGACAAAGGAGGAATTAGATAAATCGGTTAATTTTATATTAACAAATTATACTCTAACTAACCCAAATGTTTTCATTTTAGAAAGTAAGATAAGACCAGAAGAAGCATTTATTACTTTTAATGTCGAAAAGGGTTCTAATGCAATCCCTTCGGAGTGGAAAACTATTCTTGTACATAGAAAGAAACAATCCAATTCAATATACACTATTAATGCTTTAAACGAAGTAGTTAAGTCAAAAACAGGTGGTAAATTGGACAATTCTTATATGATTGATTGGGAAGAATTTAGAAATTGTATCTTAACTACATCTAATACAGGTTATAAAATGATACCCACAAAAGTATTTAAAAGTTTTAATACTCAAAATTTGGAGAATTAAGATATTTTTCATATATTTGATTTATGTCAATAAGAAAGAGATTTAAACCAATTCAAATTCACGCAAACTTACCTTCGGACATTTTCGAACTTAATAGACGAGAACTTGCAAAAGCAATCGTAGAAGGTGTTGCACATGGTTTAAGAACTAAAAAGAAGAGAGTTGATTTCGCAAAAGTCTTAATCAAAGAAGTTATAGTTATTACATTGTCAATTGATAGTAGAGAATTTACAGACCTTTTAGAAGAACAATTACAAATCCTTATTGATTTTGAGGAATACGAATCTTGTGCGTTGGTTGTCAAATTACAAAATAAATTAAATAAACAAAAAGTATAGCTATGGAAAAATTAGAACTTTACGAAAAATGTGTTATGTGTGGTGTAGAAACTACCACATTGAAAACCACTCATGTCGATTTTAGATATGGTTATGTGGATGGAGCAGGACAATTATGTAGAGAATGTTATATGGGTGAAAATAGAAACTTAATAACAATAGAAGGTAGAATGATATTAGACACCCCAAATGATATGGAACTTGGTAAAAAAGTTAGAGAAATATATTGGGAAAGTAAAAAATAAGTTATGGCAGAAAAGAAAAAAGATTCGGAGTTATTTTTAGGTGGAGGACACTTAAACATTCAATCATCACAATATGTTGAAACTTACAATTCACTAAAATTGATAACTATTGAAGATGGTGCAATTGAATTAAATGTAGAAATAAAAGCTGATTTTAGTAAGATACCTGAAAAGTATCACGAAGTATTTTTAAATATGTTTTCATCGAAATATGTAGGTGTAACATCATTTGGAGATAATCCATTTAGTTTATGCAAACCTGCACCTAAAAGAAAATGGTATCAAATATGGAAAAAATAAATAATATGAAAGATATATTCAATGGCCCTGTTTATGATTTTTTAATAAACGAATCACTCAATAATAGAATGGGTTGGGGTGGGAACGCAGGAAGCATAGATGGCTTTAGCGAAACTGATTTAGAAAATTCAAAAAAAGGTAATGCTTTTATTAGAGAGTTTTTGATGGAAGTAAAACCATATAACATTTTAGAAACTGGAACAAACTATGGTTCATTCAGTTATACTTGTTATGAGAGTTTAGATGATTTTAGATTATATACATGTGATAACCATCAAGATAACCACTCCGCAAGATGCATTGGATTTATAAATGATTATTATGATGATAATAAAGTTACTTATAGAAATATACATAGTTTAGAACATTTGAATGAATGTAAACATTCTGGTATCGAATGGGATTTAATTTGGTTAGATAGTACACATACATTTGAGTATCTTTATAATGAAATGAAAATCACTGCACAAATGAAACCAAAATTTATTATGGTTGATGATTTTTATATGTTAAAAGATATGCAATTAGCAGTTTTTGAATTTCTAAAAAATCATAATGAATATAGATTTTATTCATATAGTAATATTAGAGGAAATGTTGGTTCAATTGTAATTTTACAAAGAATTGAAGGCCCTTCAAATTTAAATAGTATTATATAATAAATAACTTATGTTTGGATTCGGAGATTATTCAACACAAATACCAAAACCGCCGGCTATTTCAAATAAACGAATGGGAGAGTGGCAGTCAAAAAATAAAACAAAAGAAATAGTAATGCCAGTAAAACCAAAGATTAGTAAAGAAGAATACTCATTTTCAGGAACACCTGAATACGCAATACCAATTCGTAAAGAAACGGAGATGGTTAACGGCCCGAAACACTATGGGGGAGTAGACAATCCATATGAAGTAATTAAAGTATGTGAAGCATGGGGATTAGACAAAGATGCTTACTTATTCAATGTAGTTAAATATGTTGCAAGAGCAGGTAAAAAAGACCCTCAAAAAGAACTGGAAGACCTAAAAAAAGCTATATTTTACCTAAATCGCAAGGTTGAAAACCTTCAAAAATAGATTTGGTAATGTGGAAAAATAGTCGTATATTTATAGTAATAAAAGATGAAAAAGTTATATTTAGATATAGGAATATCGCGATATAAACCTCAACTTTAAAAACAAATTTTAAACCTTAAAAACAAAAAAACAATGGACATTTCATTGGCTCTAAAGAGATTTAGCTCTTTACAAAACAACACTAAAAAGTCGGATTCAATTTTCAAACCGGCAAACGGAAAATCTCAAGTGAGAATCGTTCCTTACAAGTTCAACAAAGACATTCCTTTCATTGAACTTTACTTTCACTACAACATTAACAACAAGACTTATTTAAGTCCAATGTCATTTGGTAGACCTGACCCTATCGTTGAGTTTGCAGAAAAACTTAAAAGAACAGGTGATACCGATGATTGGAAAGCAGGTAAGAAAATGGAACCAAAGTTAAGAACTTTCGTACCAGTTATCGTAAGAGGTAAAGAATCAGAAGGAGTAAAATTCTGGGGATTCGGTAAGACAGTTTATCAAGATATCTTAGGATATATTGCTGACCCTGATTACGGAGATATTACAGACCCAAACACAGGTAGAGATATCGTATTGGAAGTAATGTCAGCAGAGGAATCTAACGCATCTTATCCAACAACAACAATCAGAGTTAAACCTGCAACATCTAAATTAGCAGATTCTCCGGAAACTATCCAACAATTGTTAGATGGTCAAAAAGAAATTACTGAATTATATTCGGAATTATCTTACGCAGAATTAAAGTCAGTTTTAGAAAATTGGTTAAATCCATCG